TTACCGAGGTTAAAAACTAAATAAAATCAACCTACAGCCCTGAAGGCTCCAAACGCAGCAACAAAGCAAAAACCGACCCCCCCCCTTCTTCGCCCCACAAAGCGAACTGGCTAAGAATGCGGTAAAGAGGGCGGTAGGGAAATAGATGGTGCGAGGGTCGGGTTGCGATGGTCGGGACTGAAAACCTCATAACCGATACCTCGAATACCAATACCATTTACAATTTAAAGACAAATAAAAACCGGCAACACGCCACACAAAACACAAACCAGATTAAAAACATGGCTCAATTTACATTCACCAACAACACCTATGCCGGCGAAGCGCTGGCCGGGTTCATGGCAAGCACGCTGCTGGAAGCCGATTCTGTAAAGCGTGGACTGCTGACCGTTATTAACGACGTTAAAGCACGCAAGATTATACTTGATGTGGACGACGACGTGGTACTGCAAGATCCATCCGGTATATTCCACGATCAGGGCACAACCACCATGCAAACCGAGAGCTACCTTGACCCCGTAGTTTACGAATTCATGAAACAGGAACAATGGGACAAACTGGCCCAAAGCTGGGAAGCCCAATCCCTTAAACCCGGCGCCTTTATGGATTACGAGGGCATTGTGGACCTATCCGACTTTATGGTGCAGCGCTACTTGACCAAAATACAGGTAGCAAACGAGCGCCTGTACTGGTTAGGAAAAGGTTCAACCAAAGAAGCCACCTTTAGCGCCCCATTTGCGGGTTTATTGCCAACTATCGCTGCAGCATCCGGCGTATACAAAGTAGGCTTGGGCAAACCAACAACATCTATGAGCGCAACCGCCATCAGCGCCTTTGGCGTGGTTAGCGTAGCGGATACCTCGACATTGGCCGACGGCGATGTAGTAACCGTTACCCAGGTTACAGGTACCAGCAAGGATACTACCAACGGCGGTGCGGGTATTGATTTACCGGGCCAATCGTACTTTATCCAGGTATTAACCCCCACTACATTCAGGCTGGTACGCAACTACAACGAGGTTAACAGTCGCAAGCCGGCAACATTCCTGAACACCTCATCTGCGGCAACCATCAGCTACATCAATGTAAGCAACGTATTGCAGGTTTTAGGCAGCGTTTACGCCCAGCTTGACCCGGCCGACCGCATCCAGGAAGATTTTAACCTGCAAATCCCTTTACACGTAGGTTACGCTTACGCACAAGCGCAGGCCAACAAAGCGCTGAACGTTATCAACGCCTTTACGGATATGAAGAAAATGGACTACCTGGGTATCCCTTTACAGATCATGAACCACTGGCAGGCCAACACTATACTGGGTGCCCGTTCATCAAACCTGTTTTTAGGGGTCGATTTGCTGGGCGATGCTTCAGAACTATCAACCGTTTACATGAAGCCCTACACCAACGATAACGTAGTACGCATGAAAGCCCGCATGAAAGCAGCCGTAAACTTCAAGTTTGCCAATGAGCTGTTTTACCTGAGCGCGTAAGCGCCCGGCAGTATCAAGTAGCTAGTATCAAGTAGCAAGACAGCTGCATTATATTTTTAAGTCCGGGAGTCTTTTGTCCGAACGTCCGGGAGTCAAAAATCTTGATACCTGATACTAACTACTTGATACTAAATCACTAATTCAGTCAATCAATAATTCAATAATCAATCAATGTCAATTTACAATAAAATAAACGCAGGCTTTAAACTGGGTACAGATGAGCCTGTAACATCGGGGATAGAGGATGTGATCTACATTTTTAACCAGGATGATATTACACTAACTTATGATGTGGCCAACCCGCTTATCATAACCGGTTTAACAGCAGTAGGCACAGCAAAGATCTACAAGTTTGAGGGCACCAACAACAGCTTCAACACCATGAGCAAGCTCACCAAAACGCAGGTGGGGCCTCGGTATACCGAAGAGATAGACTTTAATATAGCAGGCCTCTCGGTTGATATTAAAGGCCAGCTGATGGCTATGGGCTACGGCCGCTTACGTGCCATAGCGGTTAACAACTACAAATCGAGCGACTCGGCAGTCGAACTTTTTGGTGCCGTAAACGGATTGATCCTGACAGATGCCGAACGCAACGCAGCCGACGAAACCCTTGATGGTGGCTACAAACTAAAACTAACCAATCCCGATAAGTTAAAAGAGCCATATCCTCCCCGCGCCATATCCATCGCGCCCCAATCAGGTTCGGCCACATATGCAAGTACTATTGCTGCCATTGAAGATCTGCTGGCTATTTAATTATTGAATTATTGATTGATTGAATTATTGAATGTTGGATTATCGTTAAAACAGTTAAATTAATACAACATTTCAAAAACTGCCTTATCAATCAGTAATTCAGTCAATCAATAATTCAATAATTAATCTCCCCCCTTATCAATCAATAATTCACTCATTCAATAATTAAAATGAAAACCTACTTACCGCAAATTGAGCGAAGAATATTGGTAAGGCCCAACCAAACCTACGGGATATTAAACTACGACCTGGATAACGCCTACCCACAGCGAATGCTGGAATTGGTTGCCGGATCGCCAACGGCTAAGGATTGCTGGAACAAAAGGGCCAAGTTTATTGGAGGAAATGGCTTTGAAGCAGCTGGTTTAGGCAAACAGATCATTAACGCCAAAGGCTTAACCTTAGCCAAACTTTTGAAAGCCCTGGCAACAGATAAGGCTCTTTTTACCGGCTTCGGCATCCATGTAAATTACAATGCCAATTTTAAAATAGCTTCAGTTAATTACATCAAGTTCGAAGATATCCGCATGGGCGATACCGATTGCCCGGAAACGGCCAATAAGTTCGCCATTTATAACGATTGGGGCCGCAAAACCTGGAAAAACATCATGCGCAGCAAGGTTATATTTTTAGATAAATATGACCCCGACCCCGCGGTTGTTCAGCAACAGGTTGACGATGCCGGCGGGTGGGACAAATACAAGGGACAGCTGCTTTATTTTAACCCCGAAATTGACGATTACCCACTGATAGAAGCAGACTCGGTTTGGGAGGATTTTGAAACCGAAGCCGGCATCAAAATTTTTAACAACCGCGAAGTTACCACGGGCTTTTTGCCATCAACCATGCTGTTCATGAAATCGCGCCGCGAAGAGGCCGATAACAGCAGGCCTGGCGCAGATGAATTGGCGGGAATAAATACCCCCTCGCAACTGGAACAGGATTTAGGTGCGTTCCAGGGAACAAAAAGCGCACAAAAAATTATTGTTATTGAATACGAGGATGAAAATTCAAAACCGGAATTTAAAGCCTACCCTATCCAGAATAACGATAAGCTTTTTGAAACAACCGAACGATCCGTTGAAGCACGCATCATCAAAGGTTTTTCTGTCCCCAAAGAACTGGTTAATCCCGAAAAATCATCCGGCTTAAGCAACGGCGGCGAAAAGAAACAAGCTATCATTGAATTTAACGACAATACTGCACCCGACAGGCAGGAGCTTGCAGAAACCCTGTCCGAAGTATTCAGTCACTTTTATACCAATATTAACCCCGGTGATAACTGGAACATTGTGGCGGTACCAGCCATAGCCGCCGATGACAGCCCGGGTATTAAAGCGGGTAGTGCGATCAATAACCTGCTTTCATCAGCCATCCCGTTGCAAAATAAAATAGCTGCCCTGGTTTATGCGTACGGCTTTAAACAGGCCGAGGCGGAAGCCATGTGTAAATAGCAGCAAGCCCCTCCTAAATCCTCCCCGGAAGGGAGGACTTAAAAGCAATTATTAATTCATCGACCAAAAGTCTCTCAAACCAGGGAGATTTAGAGGGGGCTTATGCTCCTTTTAAACTAATTATTAACCGACCATCCCAAAGTCTCCCCTACCGGGGGAGATTTAGAGGGGGCTTAGCGACTTCCTTATGATCTATCTCATCAACCAAACCACGTTTCAGCAATACGAGGATATTACTGTAAATATAAAACCCGAACGCCTGAAGGTATTCATCAAAAAAGCGCAGGAGCTGGATTTAAAACCATTTTTAGGGCATGCCTTGTACTATGATTTTTTAAGCCATTTTAATGAAGATGGCACCTTGCAGGACGATGCCCCGCAAGCCTATAAAGACCTGCTGAATGGCACCGAGTACCTTGACGACTACGGCCATATTGTATTGTACGAAGGCCTGGCCCCTACCATGGTTTACTTCACCTTTGCCCGTTTTATTGAGAACGATGCGGTGCACTATACAGCAACGGGCCCTGTAATTAAACGTCATGAAAATGGCGATGCCCTTTCATCTCCCGAAGTGGTAAAGCTAGTGCAACAACAACGCAGCATTGCCAACGCCTACGCCAACGATATTGAAAAGTTTTTGTGGGATAATAAAGCCGATTTCCCGCTTTGGCGATATAATGCCAAAAACAAAAGCAGCAGGCAGGCTGGCCCGCGCATAAGGGGCATTGATAAAACAGATTTCAACTACCCGTGCAGCTACAACAACTACAATTTAACCATTACCGAATTTTTAAACTGATGGCAACCGATAAAAAAATAACCGACCTGCCGTTAGCATCCGCCATCGCCGCATCCGACAGTTCCATTTTGGTAAAAAACGGCACCGATTACCAGTTTGCATTTAGCACCCTGCTGGAGTTTATCGGCACCGGCTTAACTACAGGCGCGGCCATTTCCTTCGGCACTACCCTACCCGCCAACATATCGGGCAAAAATGGCGATGTTTTTATAAACACCACCGCGGGTACCCTGGCGCAAAAAATAGCCGGCACCTGGGCAGTGGTTTACACCCTCCCCTCTGGAAATGCAGCCGACGGTACCGTTTTATACGGCACCAGCATCCCGGCAACAGGTACCGGCAAAAATGGGGATACCTATATCAACACGCTGACCGGCATCTTCTACAAAAAATCGGCCGGTGCCTGGGCGCAGGTATTTTCCATGCAAACAGGCCCTGCCGGGGCTGCCGGTCCGCAAGGCGCAACCGGGCCGGCCGGCGCCAATGGTAAAACTATATTAAGCGGCACCACGAACCCATCCAATTTGTATACCGGCACCAATGGCGATTATTACATCAATACCACAACCTACACTTTCTTTGGCCCAAAAGCAGCCGGCGTTTGGCCGGCCGGCTTTTCGTTGGACAACACAAATGCGGAAGCGGTAGCTGATGAGGCAGAGTTAAGAAGTGCAGCGGATGAAGAGTTGCAGGGGCAGATAAATGCGCTTGCGGGCGGCACGTTTGATATGATGGCTTACATAGCAGCCGCACCAACCTATGCCACCGAGGAGGCAGCCTTCATGGGAGGATTGTCACCCTATACATTTTACAAAACACCAACCGGCGAATTAAGATACAAATTACCTGACACCGTTACTCCCAATGCGCCAACAGGCGGCACTGTTGATGATGCGGCAGACACATTCACATACACAGGAGGCGAAGCATAATGAAACGACCACTTACAGATCACGAATACCAAATAAATGGCGGCGAATGGATAGGCTGCACCACATCTAACTGTACCGATCACAGCGACGGCACTTACACTATCACCGATGGCTTAGACATTGACATTCCCATAGGCCAGCTAAAAGTGCGGGTAAAAGCTCTGGACGTTAATCCGGCAAGCGCCGAGTTGTTGAATTCAGTGGCATTTAATGCGTCGATAATAAGAAAGTATCAAATCTTGTATATTGGGGATAGCATCACTGGGGGTATTGGTACAACGGGTACTGGGGTGGCAAGTAGTGGAGACTTTAACAAAGGCAATGATTAT